ACTCTTAATCTTCCGAATGCATCAACGTTATTACCACCGATTGTAATTAACTGACCATTACCAACATTTATATTTTCACAACTCATTAGCAGCCAAACCTCATGTTAAACCATGTAAATCTTTGTAGATCTTGTTTTAACTCTTCTTGAAAAGAAAAATTTAATTGATCTTTTAGTGTTTCTAAAGCTTGTAGAACTTGTCTTTGATTATCTGGTGAATACTCTTGACTTGGTTCCGGTATGTATGTTGTAATTTTTGCCATTATCTTCTTCCATCAGGTTGAATGTCTACTCTAAATAATCCATATCTCCAATTTTCATCTGTTGAATCATTTTCTACTTTAATACTCATTAATCTATTTCTTGCTCTAGTGTCTATCTTAGTTGTAGATGAAGTTACAGTGTAAGGTCCCAACATCTGACTGTTTTGTGTTTGAGATGGATAATCTCTTAATAATAAAGTTACTTTAGCATTTCCTGTAAGTATTTTAAAGTCTGGTATAAATCTATTTATCTTCATTAAATATTGACCATCTCCTTCTATATCTAGATCAAAATCTCCTGATTCAATGTAAGCAGGGATAGCTGTTTTAACTCCAGTGTAACTTACTTCATTAACACCTGTCTCATGTTCATAATAAGTAGTTGCACCATAAGTATTCGTTACACCATTAATTGTAGGAAATGTTGGCACACCAGTTGATATCCATTTTGTAGCATAGGGCTTGTCATATGTTTGAGCATCTGAATAAGTTGTTCTAGCTAAAGACATTGTAGTCCAAGTGTTTTCAACGAAGTTATAAACTACTGAGGCATTAACTACTGAAGAATTTGCTGTTGGATAAAACCAAAGCACTTCATTAAATAAACTATTATGAGAACCATAAACAATGTCTGAAGCATTGTAATTTATACCAAGATTATCTCCACCCGTTGTAAATACATAATCTTCAACAAGAGATGGTAATTGTTTTACAGTTCCATCATAGACAAAGAATCCTCCACCAAATCCCATCCAGAAGATTGCACCTTGTGCAAATACTATTGAATGCTGACCAATACATCCGCAGTTTGTACCAACCTGTCTTATTGAAAAGACAAAAGGAGGTCCAACGAATTGCATAACATAAGCTGCTTGATCCGTTAAAATAAATATATAATCTTTTCCTTGTACAGCTCCAACAATGTAATTCCCTGTATCCAGTCTAAATGTACCCGCTGTATTTGTTGCAGTAGGTGCCCAAGTGTTATAATCTTCTTGGTTTGAAAATCTTATAAACATTGGATCTTGTGTTGATGGAGTTCCAATAGTTGTTTCTGTTCCAAGTAATATTAAATGTCTATCTCTATCTGATACAATAGAACAAATTGATTTAGTTGGAGCTCCTGCTATTATAGTTGCTCTAATATTTAAGGCCCCTCCTGTTGAAGGATTCCAAGTATATGTTTTACCATTTTTAATAGTTGCAATTAATATTTGTCCAAAGTTATCAAATGACCAGTTTGCTGGTGATAAGACAACTGTAGGTGATGAGGATGCTTCACCCCATTCAACAGTACCATAAGTAGATGTTCCCCATCCATAACCATAAGTTTGATTAACAGGACCAATAAATACATAAGGAGTTGTAGTTAAAGATCCACCACCAGTAACCCCTGTTCCTGTTTCAGCTGTAGCCATTGTAATTCTAAATGTAGATGAAGTTGGAACGGATATTACTTCAAAAGTATTTGTTGTAAAACTTGCTGATGTGTATCCAGTAGTCGTTGGTCCAGGTGTTGTAACTCCTGTAAATATAATATAATCACCAACTGAAAGTCCATGACCTGCTTTATTGATAGTAACAGTTGTAGATCCTGTTGTTGATGTATAAGTACATGCAGTTAAAGCTGTACCAAGTGGAGTAATATCGTAAAATGCACCTTCATAATAAATAGCTAGTATTTTATTTGTACCTATCGCTGCATATTTTTTTCCACTTAAATCTGTCCATGTATGCTGAGACCTTGCTACACCCGATAATGTTTGAGGTAGTATTTGTCGCCAACCCCCTATTTTCTCAGGGTATCCATAACGAAAACGAATAAAATCACCATCAATCCACTGGTTTTCTGCGGCAGTTGAGGTATCTTGTTTGTTAAATCCAGCTTTTATAGGTATCTTTTTTAAAGGCATAAGGGTTATTATACCCCATATCTATATATTCTACAACAAAGAGTTATTATTAGATTAATTGTATAAAAAAGTACATTATTTTTTATAAATTTCGTTTCCTAAACATAAAACATCCATATCACTATTTTTAAAAAGTTCTATGGCATCATTCATAGTAGAAGCTATTGGCTTACCATTTATATTTAATGATGTGTTTAAAAGAAAGGGAATACCAGTTTTTTCAAAAAAACTATTTAAAAGATTGTAATATACTTCATTTTTATTATTTGACACTGTTTGTATTCTACAAGTACCATCAACATGAGTTATAGAAGGAAACAAATCTTTGTTTTTGATTTTTACAGCATATAACATATACTCACTTAAAAAATCACATTCAAAAAAATCAGAAGTATAGTTGTCTATTATGCTAGCACCATAAGGTCTAAAAGTTTCTCTTTTTTTTATTTTTTCATTTAAAATTTCTTTACCATTTTTTATTAAAGGATTTAAAAGTATAGACCTATTACCTAAAGCTCTTGGCCCTATTTCTCCCTTCCCTTGATACCAACCTATTATTTTTCCCTTTGCCAAAAATTCAGATATTTTTTCAATTGTTTCAGTATTGGGAATATTATTTGGTTCTTCATCATCTTGCCAATAAGGAAAATTATCAGTATTAAAATTTTCTTGATTAAAAATTATTCTTAATAGTTCTATACATCCCAAGGAAAGACCATCGTCATTACAATGTGGAGGTATAATTAAATTTTTAAAATGGTTTTTTAATTTATAATTAATAACACAATTTTGAGCTACACCCCCTGAATATGTTATAATATCATTTCTATTTGAAAATTTTAAAAAATATTCCAAAAATTTATTTTCTGTTATATAGTGAGTTGATGTTAACCAATCAAAATCATTTTTATTTTTCCAATTTGTTTTATCATAAATTTTTTTCAAATCTTTTAAAGAATAATTTTTATTTTGTTCAACAAAAGATTTGTCAATATTACCATATGACATTAAAGCCATAACTTTTCCACTTAGGTCTAAATCGTGACCAGTCAGCCCTATTTGTTTTCCTATACGACATAAAATTCTCCCTATTGATTCTTCTTCGGGTGATGTCATATAATCTAATGAAACATCCTTTTTAAAAACTGTGCTTGTTCTTTCAAAATCTCCAATACCATCAAAAACATAATCTGTTTCACTTTTATTTGTTTCTATTAATGGCCATAAGCTTAATTTATGAGCATAATGATGTTCTATAAAATAAATAGGACAATTAGATATATTTAAAAAATTTTCTTTTAATAATTGGTAATTTGTATCACCAAATACTTTTTCTTTAAGATTCCAACTATCTGCACAAATACATATGGCATCAAGTTTTTTATAATCAATATTCCAATGTTTTATGTCTTGTAAAAAATCAAAAAAATTTTCATATCCGTGATGTTTTATTTGGTATTTTCTTTCAGATTTAAAGTATTTTATTTTTTTACCGTCTGAATATGATATATTAGAGTCATGATCACATAATCTTAATCCTAAGAATTTCATTTTTTATATTAAGTTAAAATAAAAAAATTTATTTACTCTCTATTTTAGTATTAGTAAATGTTGTTTTATTAGCAACATCTTCATTAAATTTTAATTGCCAATCCATAACTATTTTTACAAGATGATTTCCAAAATGTTTTAAATTTTCATCCGATAGATGCAACTTACCTTTTCTAAAAATATTTAATCTTTCTTTCCAAGAAAATTCTATATCACAAGAACCATTTTCGTATTGTTTAAATTTCATTTCTGAGTCCCATATAACATTCTTTTATCTTTAGCCCATTCTTTGTTAGGTCCATTTTTATTTACATAATGTAAAAATGTTTGAGCATGCCAATCTCCTTTAAATTCTTCTCTCCAATGCTCTATTTCACATCCTAAATATATAGCTGCATCTCCTGGTTCCATATTTATCTCTGCCCCGTTCATATATATTGGCCAT